CAGAGAATCCTCAAGTCGGATGGCAAGTGGCAATCGCGGACAACCCGTTTGACCGAGCATTTAATGTTAGTTTTGTAAACGGCATTTGGACTCGTTCGGGTAAACATGTCGATGAAATTACGACGCAATTGGTGACTCATATTTGTAATTACTTGGAAACTAAGAAGAAAATTAAAGTTAAACCAGCGTTAGTTCGAGATTCACTTGCGGTGTTTATTCATTGCGAAGTTGAAAACCCTTCCTTTAGTTCGCAAACAAAAGAAGTGTTAACAACGAAAGTAAATTGTAAATTACCCGATGATTTTCTTAAAAAAGTAGTTTCTAAATTATCGATTGTTGAAAAGGTTCTTGAACAACAGAACCTTAAAGACAATAAAGATAACGCAAAAACTGATGGAAAGAAATCTTCTAAAGTATCTGGAATACCTAAACTAGATGATGCCGTGTACGCAGGTACGACTAAAAGTCACGAATGTAGTCTCATTCTGACCGAAGGTGATTCTGCTAAAGCTATGGCTCTGTCTGGTCTCTCGCAAGAGCAACGTAAATATTATGGTATTTATCCTTTGCGTGGTAAAGTGTTAAACGTCAAAGATACTGGAGCAAAGAAAGTAGAGCAAACGGAAGAAATCGCGAATTTGAAAAAGATTCTCGGGTTGGAATCCGGGAAAGAATATAAAGACATCCGATCTTTGCGGTATGGTAAAATTCTTATCATGACCGATCAGGATTATGATGGTTCGCATATTCGTGGTTTACTTATCAATGTGTTCCATGAACTGTGGCATACATTATTTGAAATTCCTGGATTTATTACCTACATGACTACTCCGATTGTCAAAGCAACGAAAGGTAATAAAGTAATTCCATTCTATACTCAATATGAATATGAAGAATGGCGTAAAACAACAGAATCTCATGGTTACAAAATCAAATATTATAAAGGGTTAGGTACGTCTACTCGTGACGAAGCCAAAGAATATTTCAAAAATATGAATGTGGTAAACTATTTCTATACTGGTCAAGATAGTGATAAATCTATCGAACTTGCATTTAACAAACAGCAAGCGGATGATCGTAAGGAATGGTTAAAAACGTATTCTCGTGAAAATATCGTGAATAAAAAACCGGGTGAATTCCTACCTTATCAAGAATTTGTGGATAAAGATTTGATCCATTTCTCGAATTATAATATGGAACGATCCATTCCTAATGTGATGGATGGTTTGAAAACTTCGCAACGTAAAATTCTGTATTCGGCGTTCAAACGAAATTTAAAATCCGAGATTCGAGTCGCTCAATTCGCGGGTTATGTTTCCGAACATTCGGGATATCATCATGGCGAAGCTAGTTTGAATGAAGCTATTATCGGTATGGCTCAAGATTTCGTAGGTTCTAATAATATTCCATGGTTGGTTCCTCAAGGTCAATTTGGTACACGATTACAGGGTGGTAAAGACTCTGCGTCGCCTCGTTATATTCATACCTATTTACAACCTTATATTGCGAACTTGGTTCCATCGGATGATTTCGATTGTTTACGATATCGAGACGATGACGGATTGCTCGTAGAACCGGATTGGTATGCTCCGGTTCTTCCCATGTTATTGGTGAACGGTTGTCGGGGTATTGGTACAGGTTATTCTACTTTCGTACCGCAATTTAATCCTAAAAATCTTAAGGAAATGTTGTTGCAATGGCTCCAAACTGGAACAGGACTTGATGGAGAACTTGTTCCGTACTACAAAGGGTTTCGAGGAACAATTAGTAAAGACGCAAAAGGTGATTATATTGTGAAAGGTGTCTACAAAGTCGAAAAGAATGAAATGATTATTACCGAATTACCGGTTGGAACATGGACTTCGGATTTCCGTGAAACATTGGATAAATTAGTATCTGAAGGAACGATTAAAGATTACTCGGATACATCTACGGATACCGAAGTAAACGTAAAAGTAAAACTGAGTGAATCTACCGAAGTATTGGAAAAATTACTGACGGATAAAATCAGATTCTCGAATATGCACGCGTTCAACTCTAACGGTGTTATTCAAAAATATGATACGCCAAATGAAATTCTGAAAGAATATGCAATTATTCGATTAGAACTTTATGGTAAACGACGTGATCATTTATTGAAAACTCTTCGTGCTAAATTACCTTATCATGAAAATGTGGTTCGATTTATTAAGCAACAATGTGAACATATTCCTGTACCAGATCTTCGTCGAAGAACTCCTGAAGAATGTGATAAACTCTTATCAGATAATAAATTTGATAAAATAAAAGAATCATTTGATTATTTATTGGATCTTCCAATCAAATCATTAACATTGAAAAATGCTCAAAAACATGAAAAAGATCTTGTTGATTTGAAAAATAAAATAATTGAAATTGAAAAAATGACTTCTAAAGAAATGTGGATTCATGAACTTAAGCAACTCGTGTTATAGTAACATGAACATAACTAACTCCAAAATTGGCAGAGGTTGTATTTGTTAAAAGTTGAACAGTTTCTGAAGCTGATAAATTTTTAATTGCTATCATATTAAAATCTTCAAATATACCTGAACTCAAATTTTTATTAATAGTAGCAATTGTACTATTACCAACACCCGAACCACTAATAGTTAACGCAAGATTTTGTGCTCCACCGGTAGAACAAGAGAAAAATGAAATAACTTTTATTTCATAAGTTCCGGCAGTAGGTACAGTGATTACATCTGAACTCATAGTAATTCCACTATTACTAACTGTAGATCCTAAAGGAAGAGTCACCGCAGTTCCTGATACAATTGTAGATGATGAGTTTTTTGCGGTATAAATATAGGCTGGCGGTACTCCTGGACCTGTAGCACCAGTAATACCTTGTATACCTGAATCTCCTTTTGGCCCAGTTGCTCCTGGTAATCCTGTAGGCCCAGCTGGTCCAGTTGCTCCAGTTAATCCTGTTAATCCTTGTGGACCAGTAGGACCGGTATTTCCATTCATACCCGGTATTCCTTGCGGTCCAGTAGGACCAGGACAGTTAATAAGTCTTGATTGAGATGTCCATTCACTTGCTGATAACATTTATTTATTAAACACTTTCATATTTTTAAATAATTATTATAATGGACGTACCAACCTATCAACAATTACTTGCTGAACAATATGAGCAAACTGCAAGAAATTTATTAGTGTATCAGCAAGAATATGAAGAAAATGATGTAGATGAAAGAGAAGAGTACGATTATGATAAACAAGAACTTGAAAATCCTGAAGAATTTAATCGTATTCAAGAAAGGCATGATTTAAAAAATGTAACACAACCCAAGAAAGAATTTGAAGATAAAAGTAAATTAAGTGTACGGTATAATAAAGATGTTAAACGAATAACTTATAATATTGATAGCCGATTTCGTAATGCGGTAGCTGTAACTGATCCTACAAATAATTCATTTCAATCACAATCATCTTCCAATTTTTTATTTCGATTAACAAAAATACTAAAAAATGTTATTTCAGCAAAGTTAACTTCTTTTGAATTTCCAAATACTTTTTATACCTTTTCCCAAACGAGAGGTAATAAGTCTTTTCAAATTACAGTTGGAAATGAAACAAAAACGATTACATTACAAGATGGAAATTATTTACAAAGTGGATCAAGTACACTAATTGATTATACTAAAATATGTTTAGATTTGACGGCATCTCTGGATGGTGCCTTTGGCATTGGTTCTTTTTTAGCGTCTTATAATGCAACATCAAACCGAATAACTATTCAAAATTTAGTATCCACTACATTCACTATGACATTTACTCCATTAATCACGGTTTCTACTTTAGGGTTAACATCTACCAATCGTTATAATGGAATTGGCTACTTCTTAGGGTTTCAATCTTACCAATACACTGGATCAATAGGGTATACTTCGGAATCATGTCCGCAATTAATTGGTGATCCTTATATTTACTTATCAATCAGTGATTGGAATAATGTTGAACATCAAGATTATAACCAAACTAACTTTTTAGTATTCTGCAAAATATTACTTACAACTGGAAAAAATACTATGATTTTTGATACTATTACAAGCAATACAACATCAAAAATATACCATTTTCTACAACCTACAAATGTTAATTTATTACAAATTCAATTATTAGATGCTTTTGGAATTGTACTCGATACTCAAGGAGCTAATTTTTCAATGACATTGGAATTTGAAGAAGTTTTGAATATGTCTCTATACGAAAAATATCGAGATCTATAATAATGGAAAAATCAGTTTTAGAAAACATTCAAGATCCATATGTTGAAAATCGATACAATATGACATCTACGAGCAAACAGTATCCTGCTCCTCAGCATGGTGGACGAGTTCCTAACATTAATGATCCGGCTTTACAATCTTATTCAGCCAGACCGTATTTAATGTATGCTCCTGGTCAAGCCATTTTAGGAGCAAATCCTCGTACCGATTTAATTGGTCATTTGCATAAAGAAACGCCTTTAAACACTGTATTTTTTAGTGAAGATAATATTAACAATCTTCAATCGGAAATACAAAAACAAGTTTTACTTATGAGTGGAGGCAAATATAAAATTGACCGACAAAATGATGATGATTTAAAAATTATTATGCGAAGTTACTATCTTATGTTTGCAAAGAATAATCCTTCTACGGTATCTTGTGAATTAAAAGATTTGAATAGCCGTGTAGTTGGCTATGCATCAGCAAAAATTTATTCAGAAGTCGATTTCCATATGTTCTATCGCAAAGATATTGAAGATTTCGCAGCGCCGATTGCGAATCCTACGAACGTACATGTTTATGGAACGCGTACGGGTGAACTGAAATCCTGGTTTTGAAAATCTTGAATATGTTTTATATGACTTTTTGATACATTATATTCTTTTGCAAGGTTATCATATGAGATAATTCCTTTTAGCGATCTAATTGTATTACAATCAATTTCAGAAAGAATTGAACTTCCGTGATTTAATTTATTTTTATTTTTAAGATTTTGAGATAGTTTTGTTTTTGATATTTTTTCTTTTATTTCTTCACTAAAAATATATCCTTTCATTCTTTCAGACATCTTTTTTCGTGTTTCTTCACTATGTGGATGTCCATATCTACCTTTACTTAAATTTATTTTCATTTGTTCTGTAAACCCACGTTCTTTTGCTTTTTGACTTATTTTTTCTTTTGTTTCATCACTTAGCTTTCTTCCAAATCTTGATAAAGCACTTTTTCTTATAGATTCTTCATTTAGTTTTCTACCTTTTGAAGCATTAGACATTTTTTGTTTAGATTCTTCAGTATGTTTACTACCTATTCTACTATTACGAAGAGCTTCTTTTACATTTTTAGGCATTTTAAATCCTATACGTGCAATTAAAGCGCCACCGCACCAAATCATATTGTATCCTCCAGGATTATCCCAAATATAACTTTCATACTGTTCTGCATAATATGCCTCCATTCTATTTAATGCTTCATGTGGAACTATGCATAAATATTCAACTTTAAAGTGTTCTTTACCATGTTTTCTCATAGCACGATGTAGAATGTATGAAGAACCATTTAATGCAGTAATCCAGTGAACATTGTAACGTTTTATAGGATCAACATTGACACTTTGTCCTATATAACATTTATTATTTAGTGTATTTTGAATTAAATATATACAACCAGACATTTTTAGTTTTCCTGTTTGTGTTCTTAAAACAAATAACGCGTAAACAATTCAAACATCTGAACAAATCTTATAACAATGGAACTCTGTGAATTTCATGGTAAAATTTATGGTAAACATAATAATCAATTATTCGTATTCGAACCTACTTGGGATACTTTTCGTCCTATTGAAAAAGTAGCTTGGAATGGAGAACATTATGTTACCGTAGATAAGAAATACAAAACTGATTTATTTGACGATTTTTATGGATTCGGAAGTATGGAAATGAAGAATCTTTGTAAACAACTTATTCAAGACACTGAACTAGAAACGGCTAAACTGATTACCGATTCAGTTTTATTTTGGAAATGGTGTGGAGAAACCGAAGCCAAATGGTGGTTTGATCGAGCATGTGTATTTTCTGATGGCTGTGTTAATAGAGATGTCAGTGGTTGGAAAGAGTATTTACATTACCTTCAGGTTCGGTCAAAAACTATACGTCGTCCATTACGTGGTCGAATGACGAGAAGACATTTAATCGCTAAATGAATATTTAATAAAAATGAAAGTAAACATTATTTGTAATTTTCAAAAACATACTGGTCTTATGCAGGATGTTGGATTATTGCGTGGAATGCTTTCTATTGTATTTGATAGTGAAGTGCAAATATTTCGTGTCCACTACATGCAACCACAATGTGGAGAAGCCGATTATAATTTTTTTGTAGAAATCATTAATCCTTCTCTAATTCCCTATGCTCGTAAAAATATATGGTTACCTAACCCTGAATGGACTTATAAATCGTGGATTCCGTATATTTCTATGGTCGACGAAGTTTGGGTAAAGACGACTGAATCGGAACGTATTTTTAAACAGTATACTCCAAATGTTAAAT